AGCTCGGCGTCGAACTTCACCGCCGGGGCCTTGGCCTCATCGAACCTCGCCTTGGCGTTCTTGTAGGCGGCCCACATGGGCTTGACGACTGAATCAGCGAATGAGTCGAACCGCCCCAGCCAGTCCTTGATTGACAGTCGGGCGGCATTGCACCGCTCCCTGTCCTCTTGTGTCTCGATGGCCTTGATGGGGCCGATGATGGTGTCCCGCGCTACGACGAGCGCGTTGTACTGTTCGTCAGGCATTGTTGCCTCCCGTGAGACGACTCACTGCCTCGTGGTCTCCCCACAGGACGGCAGCCTTGATTGCCGCCCACTTCTCGTGTGCCACCTTGACGGCCCTCTCCTCCTCCTCGGTCTGTACCTGCACGCACAAGAGCGTCGGTTCAGCCGCACGAAAGGGCCACGTGAAGTACGGCGCGGCGGGGGCGCCGGCCGTTGAAATGCGCCAGCGAATCTCGGTAACGTTGCCGCCCTCGTCCAAGAAGACGTCGGCGTACTTCCATTCCGGCGGCGGCGAGTCGAGTGTGTATTCCTCGGCCTCGGCCTTCTCGCCGTAGTACGAGCCGTGTTGGCCGTTGTACTCGGCCACGAACCGCTCGGCCATCTCTGGCGTCGAGAATGCCGTGATGATGTGGTAATCCGAGTAGCTGCCTGCTGTTACGATGTAGACACTCGCCACTAGACCTCCCTCAGTTCCTTGAAGAATGCGATGATTACGATGGCCCCCGCATATGCGAGTGCCATCTTCCCTTCCAGGCTGATGTTCTCGTGCTCGACCGCCCAGGCGTTGAATTGCCGCTTTGCCTCTTGTGGGTTCCCCTCGAATACCTCGCACTGGACGATGCCGGTGAGGTCGGGCTTGGGGCACGGTTCGCAGTGAGCGCCGAGGGTGCCCCTGTAGTGATTGCACCCCTCGTCGCACTCCGGAATGTGGCCGTGCGGCTCCGCGTGGTCGCACACGTATCCCGCCCGGCAGGTTGCTGCGTGCTGGCAGATGTACTCAGCCATTTCCCCCTCCGTATGCGGCACGGGCAGCGTCAACCGCTCCCTTGCCGTATGCCTCGTTGAATCCCCGGTTGTAGCCCTGGTGGTCGCCCGCCCTGAAGCCCAACTCGTACGCTTCCTCGAACCTGTCCTGCTCGCAATCGGTCAGGATGCGGCCGGTGAAGCGCCACTCGATATGCCCGTCCTTGTAGGTCTCGCGCGTCAGGTGCTCGGACTTCTCGCTCTCAGCCGGGGCTTCCGGTTCCTGCTCGTTGCGATCGCAGACGTCCTGCTCCGAGAGGTTCACTTGACCTCCTTGATGCTGACGTTCCCGTACTGCCGCAGCAGCATGGCGAACAGGGGCTTGATGTCCCGCCCCTCACAGCGTCCCGACCTGACGACTCGTGGTGTGGTAGAATCTCCCATGTTCCCGTTCCTCCTCCGGGGGCCTGTCCTAGCAGGCCCCCACTTCCTTGAGTAGCTTGCGAACCGAAGTAGTCCCTTCCCCCTTTCGTTGTTCAGCCAGCGCCGAAGCGCGTTGCTGTCGTATCTCCCCGAGGTTCCGCTTCGTCCCGTACTCACGCTGCATGTGCTTATTGTCAACGCATCGGTTCCAGAAGTCAATAGGTTTTCGGCCCCTTTGGCAGAAAATCCGCCTGAAATGAAAAGAGGCCGGGGCACCCGAAGGTGCCCCGTTCGTGGCGGCAAACACTGAGGTCCAGTTGCCGCATGGTGCTACCGTCATACGCGACGACGGTTGCCGGTACGAATGAAAAGAGTGGGGGCCGGTGTTACCCGACCCCTAGACTTCCACCTTGACTCTCGGCTTGCCCTGCCCCGAGAGCTTGATGAGCGGTGTTTCAAGGTCCACCGGCGGGAATCCGCCCATCTCTGAGTAGCCGCCCCATTTCAGGAACGCGTTGCTCTTGACGAGTAGCTTCCTGTGCGCCGTGACCCGCGAGACCTCGAAGCCCTGTTTGTCATGGTGACTGCGGTTGTCCGGGATGAGGTAGATGACCGGCGCCGCGTTCGCTACGTGGTCGTGCGACATGCAGTAGTAATCGGCGTGAACGAATGTCGATGTGCGCTCGACCTTGACCTGCTTGGCCGCGTTCGTTCTCGCTCCGCCGTACCCGTGAGTGAAGTATCCCGTATAGACGTACGGCCGCCCCTTCGTCCTGTTGTTGTTGTCGCCGAACACCGTCCTCAGCAATAGCCCCTCGGCCCGGTACGGTACGCCCAGGGCCTTGGCGATGTCGGCACAGATGTCGATGCCCGTCTCGTTGTAGATGCGCCGCTCGTGATTCCCCATCGTGACGGCCAGCACCTTGTCCTTGATGGGCCCCCACTGGTCAATCGTCCAGTCGCGCTGGTCCTGGGGTGTCCCGACCTGCGAGTACACGTCGCCCTTCGATGCCCTCGTGACGCACTCGCACAGGTCACCGTTCAAGACGGTGTACATATTCGGCGTCGTCGCGATGGCCTTGCGGTGTGCGAGGAAGCACTTGAGGGTGAACATCCGGGAACCGTAGTGGACGTCGGATGTTGGCACAACGAGGAGCTGTTGGAAGTCGGGTGACAGGCGCCGCACGTAGCAGGGCAATTCGCCTGCTATGACATCTAACACAGCACCCCCTTATTTCGAGGCTACGGGCACGTTCTCGATTGGACGTGACTGATTGGTCACACCGACACGTCTTGCACGGGTCAGGCTGGCCACCAGGCGGGCTTGTTGGCTTCCCACCACTGGTCAGCGATGATCTCCCGCCGCCACGGGTACTTCTCCGGGTCGTAGCCCTGCATCCTGCAGTCCGGGTACTCGTCCTTGGCGCATTTCCTTCCGCCGAGGCCGTACTTCTGGAAGTGGAAGCCGCCTAGTGGATTGCTCGGGCTCGGCGCGTCCAGCCAGCAGTCGTGATAGATGGCCAGCTTCTTTTCCTTCCGTTCCTTCACGGTCGCATTGGGAAAGAGGCTATCCACCTCGTCCATGCGAGAGCGGAAGTAGCGCCAGTCCGCGATGTCGTCGCGGTTGCGGGCGCTGCGGTACGCCTTCCCCTTGGCCACAAACGGCGAGTCCTCCGGGATTTCCGGATTGCTGATAGGTCCACCCTCTTCGATGTCTTCCGATCCACAACGTCTACAGGTTGCCATCTCTCCTCCTAGCCAACGAATACCTTGATGATTGCGCCGGCCACAAGCCCCAGCGCGGCATACACGACCTTGTTGACCGTCTCCAGGTGGGTCAGCCGGTCGCAGTTCTTACTGACTTTGCCGTTCTGCTCTGACTGGAGCTTCTTCATTGCGGCGATGTCATTGCGCGTTTGCCGCACCTCGGAGGCAAGCAGGATCAACGCCTGCCGCACGGTCTTGGGCTTGAACTCCTGCTCAACCTCGGTCAGTATGTCTTCGCTCATGCGCCACTCCTGCAAGCAGAATGGTCAACTGGATGCTCATGCCGAATGCCAGGTACCACGGCTCGTCAGCGCAGAGCACTGCGGCCTTCTCGGAATGCTTCACGACGAACGGCCACATGAAGAACGGGACGAGCGCGCCAAGCAGAATCGCGTGGTGCTCGTGGTAGTTGAACGAGCCGTCGTCGTCGCGGCAGAATTGACAGAAGGGTTCAGGGAGTCGGAGGGCCATTCTTCCTCTCCGAGCGGACGCTGTTCGCCGTCAGCCCCAGGAAGCCCAGAGCCGCGGTCAGCGCGGACACGAACAGGTCACTGTACGGCCTGCCCGTCACCTCGAAGAAGATGAAGGCGCCGACCATCATCACGGCCACAACGATGCCAGCCCACTTGAATGCGGTCATCTACACCACCCTCTTTGCCAGCAGTTGCCAGTTGGTCCCGTCGTAGATCAGCACGACGTACTCGGTGGAGGTATCAAGCGTGATGTCGGCGTCGCAGAGGATATTGCCGGTGCCCGTCTTGACGACGACAGTCCGGTCCGTGTGGTTCGGGCTGAATATGAGGATGTCGCCGGCAGAGCCGCCGTTGATGGTATCGAGGTCGTCCGTCGCGCCGTCCGCCTCGGTGTCGATGGTGTGATAGCTCTGCGTCTTCGTGACGATGCCGCCGGAGATGGTCAACTCCGATGCGGCCCCCAGGGCGATGTTCGCCTTGAGGAAGTTCAGATTGTCACGGACATGGGTGTTCATGTCCGATGAGGTCAGAGTCGCAGCCGCCCACGTTTTCGGTGTCGTCCAAGAGGCCATTGTCTCCCCCTATCCGAGGTAATCCGTACCATCGAGTGCGCTCGTGTCGATGACGAAGATGCCCCGCTCCTCGGTCGCGTACTTGTCGGTCAACCCCAACGTGCAGACGGGTATCCCGTTCGGCGTGCCCGAAATCGCTATCGAGTCGATATAGAACTCGTCATTGAGGTCAAGGTCCGCACAGACGAGCGCCACGTCGTCCGAGATTTCACAGTCGAAGATGATGGCGCGGATGGTGTCGTCCTTCCCCTTCATCGTCACAATCGCGCGCCCAGCCGGGTCCTTGTGCTTGTCCAGATAGCGGTCGACGACGGATTGCATCTGCCCCTCGGTTGCCCCGGTCGGCCAGATGAGGTTCATCGTCCGGCGGCCGTAGAGCAGAATCGAATCCTCGTCATAGGCCCTGACAGTCAGGGTCGAATATGCCGTCTCGTCATGCGTGACAGCGGCCGTTGCGAGAGCTTTGTACTCGACGGTGTAGCGGATATTGCCGCCCTTCAAGCCCGTGTTCGTGAGCTGGACAGCCTTCGTGTCGTCGTCGTTCGTGTCGACAAGCTCTATCTGGAAGCCGGAATACGGCACGTTGTCGTAGTCGTAGCAGGTGACATCGCGTATCCTCCACGCCGTCGGGTCGGCGACTGTAGCCGTGAAGTAGCGGAACGTCGTCGCGCCCGGAGTTGGCAGGCCGTGGTACTCCTGCCAGCGGAGCCACTGGTACGTCGGGTCGGCATCGAGCACGGTTTCCGTCGTCGTGGTGCCAATGGACGACCGGATGTCGTTGTAGATGTAGCGATCGTCGTACTCGAGGCGAATGTCCGCCATCGTATCGTTGATGGTGAAATCAGCCATGACGAGCAAACCTCGATTCGTAGGTGGCCTTGCCATCCTTGGCGATGTAGAAGAGGCCGTCGCACTGCATCTCAAGGTTCCTGATAAGCTCGAGGCTCGGCTTCGTCCGGGCTATCGTCACGTCTGCGGGCACGCCCCGGATTGAACAGCAGGGATTGACGCCGATGAGGCAGGGGTATCCTGCATTGCAGGCGCCGATGACATTCCAGTCTCTGCCGAGCAGGTAGCCCTTTGCCTGCACGACGGACGCGCTCTGCATCTCTGTGGTCGTGTAGCCGGTGAGGCCGGATGGCGAACCGCCCGCGCCGAACGAGTTGGCTTCACCAGTCGTTTCCGTGTCCCACAGACACCCCTCGAAGGTCGATGCGTCCGCTGCCTTGTAGCCGCCGAAGCCTCCAGTTGATGCGCCACTGACGGCCCCCGTGGCATAGCAGCGCGTGAAGATAGCGTCGTAGACGTCACCGACCACGCCGCCCGCAGACGCCCCCACGCCAGCCGCTGTCACGCTGCCGCGTGCATAGCAGTCCGTTAGCGCACTCTCGCCCGCATAGCCGAACAGCCCACCGGCGTAGTCGTCCGTCACGTCGATGTCGCCAGTGGCGAAGCATCGCGTGGCGCTGCCCGATACATAGATGCTGCCAAGGCCCCCGGCGTACTGGTAGCCGTGCACGGCTCCCGTCGCGTAGCTGTCCGTGAGCGAACCTTCGCAACCGCCGAACAGCCCGCCCGCGTCCAGGCCCGAGGCGGTCACTTCGCACGAACTCGAACAACCTGACTCTATCCGGGATGAAGAGGAGCCAAGGTCGCCTATCAAGCCTCCAACACTGTTCCGTCCCGACACGGTCCCGGAGGAGCTGCAGCCTTGGATGTAGACATAGTCGCGCGCCTCGCCCACCAAGGCCCCCGTCTCGTCTTGGCCGACAATGCTCACGCTTGCCAGCACGACGTTCTTGATGTAGACGATGGTCGGCCCGCCGCCCGGTGAACCGGCGTAGCCGAACAGCCCGATGTCCTCTGTCGCGGGACGATTGATGGTCAGCCCCGTAATCGTGTAGCCCTTGCCGTCGAAATTGCCGGTGAAGGGCGTCACGCTGTCACCGATGGGCGCGAACCCGGCCCCGGCGTTCCATGCGGCCGTCTCCGACGCATCGACGTTGCCACCGAGTTCGTAATCGGCAGACAGGTCGGCGCTCATGTTCTGCAGTTCGGTCGCCGTCCTGATTACGGTCGCCATCTAGTATTCCACCGTCAGCGGGTACTTCGTGATGTTGCCGCCAGAGACATCGATAGACCGCTTCGCAGCGGGCCAGCCCGCCGCGTCCAGGACGTACCCCACGGCATCCCCGTCGGATGTCTCGGAGCGCGTCGAATCGTCCTGTGTGACCATGTTCCGAGCCAAGAGGTCCATGCCGTCGGTGCAGTAGAGAGTCGCCGCCTGCCTGCTCGGATGCGGGTCACAGGAGATCCGAGAGATGAAGCCGGTATAGACCGTGTAGGTGGTGACGCCGACCGTCGCACGGAAGCGCACGGGGAGCCAGGGGCGGATAAGCCCCGTGATGTCACTTGCACCGTTGGTTGGCGAGAACATGCCGGAGGCGTTGTTGAGGACGATATTGAGCGTCCCGGCCGGAGCGTTGCCCTGTTCCGTCTTGATGCCGCGGGAGAGCTGGTAGGACTTGACGTAGGCGCTGATGTCGTCATAGGTGCCGGTGAAGTCCGGCGTGTCCAGCCAGTTCTCGGCATCCCAATCGACGCAGAACTCGAGGGTCGTGCTCACTTCGACGAACTCCCGGCGTAGTAGCCTGACGTGTTGACAGGGGCGAAGGACGACCGGCGCGTACTCTCAGCAAGGTAGGGTTCAAGCTCTGCCACGAGTTGACGTATCGCCGCCTCGTCGCCCATGATGTTGCCGTTGACAGTGACATTGACCGAGCTGTTGACTGTGGCGCCCAACATGGAACCCGCCTGTGCGCCGAACGCCTCTTCGATGCCCGGTAGAAGGCCGGGAAGCTCGGTGCCCGTCATTCCCCGGTACTCCTCGCCAGCGCGCTTGCCCACCTCACCCGTCAGAACATTGAGCGGGTTGAACTTGGAGAGCCAGTCGGGGACCGCCGCGTCAACCTTCGACAACCATTCGACGAGCTGCCGCAACTGGTCGATAACCCAAGCGATGCCCGTCGCGAAATCAATCGCCTTCTCCAGCAGCACCTCGTTGTCCTTGGCGAACTGCCGGAAGTAGACGATGGCCGGGACGATATGGTCGTTGACCAGGCTCGTGATGACAGGGCCGAGTTGCTCGACAATGGCGTACTTCACGCCATCGACGGCCGTTTGCAGGTCGGTCATGGCGTCCTGGAACTGCTCGGCTGCCTTTGCGGAATCCTCGTTGAAGGTGACGCCGAGGTCGTGCGCATTCTGCCGCAGGCGCGCGATGCCATCTGCACCTTCCTCCAACAGTGGGAACAGGTTGGTGCCGGTGCGCCCAAACAGATTGAGTGCGATAGCAGCCTGTTCGGTCGGGTCCTCGAGGCTGGCGATCGCCGTGGCGACGGTCCAGAATTGGTCTTCAATCCCCTGCCTGCGGAGGTCCTCGAGGTCCAGCCCCAGCTTCTCAAAGTCGCGCTGGTAGGTCACGAGCCCATCGGAGGCGTCGACGATGGCCTTCGACAGCTTCCGTGTCCCAAGCTCGAATTGCGACAGGTCGGTCCCGGCTATCTTGGCCGCATACGCCAGTTCGGAGAGCGACTCGACATTCCACTGGGTCCGAGCCGCCATCTTCGCCACTTCGTCCCCGGCGGTCGCCCAGTCATTGAGCATCTTGCCGAGGCTTGCGGCAACAGCAGTCGCCATCGCCGCGGCTGCAGTGGCGACCGCATAGAGCGACTTCTTGAACCTCTCGGTGCTCTCGCCGGCCTTGTCGAGTTTGGCCGAGGCCTCATCCTTCGCTGAGAGCGTGACCTGTACTTTACCTGCGCGTGCCATGTTTCCGTGCCATCTCCTGCGCCCGCACCTTGTCGGCTATGCCGAGCCAGTGGGCGTAGCGCAGAACGTCAGTTGATTCGTTGTCCAGTTCAGAGGGGAGGCAGTGGAACGTCCGGCAGAGTTCTGCCTTGACGTACTCGACAGGCAAACCCACGTCCTCTACGATGAGGGCCCTTGTGAGCTGCCTTTCCTCGCTAAAGGGACGTCGATGAGCACCTCCTGAATCCGCTGCACCATCACCACCAGGAGGTCACCCGGAAGCTGTCGGATTGTCTCAGGCTTGACGGGGAGGTCCTTGCCCTTCGCGTCCTCGAAGTTCCAGGCGACAAGCGTGCCGTCCAGGAGGCTATGAATGGCCGGCAGCGGTTCCTTCTCCGCCTGCTGCGCGAAGTCCAGCAGTTCCTTGACCGTGGGCTTGCGAATCTCTACCCACGCCTCTTGTCCGTCGTACTCAAAGGTAACCCGCTTGATGCCCAGTCTCATTACGTGTACTCCCCGACAGTGCAGGCGCCGTCAACCTTGAAGGTCGCGGAGCAGGTGATCATCTCGCCGACCGCAACCGGGACAGACAGCGATTCCAGCCAGCAGTTGCCGGTGAGCTTCGGATAGGTGGACGTGGTGCCGTGCGGCCCGATCTCAAATGCCCTTGCCGATGTGGACGTCCTCAGTCCGTTCGTTGCGTCGGCGAGCGTGTCCCACACCGTGTTTGAGCCGTCGTCGTAGACGAACTCGACGGTGAAGGAACAGTCCTCGAGTTCATCCGAGGCAAACGTGTGCCCCGAGTCGCCCATGCAGGTGACGTCGACCAGCCCATGCCCCTTCAGGTCTAGATTGATTGACTTCACGTAGCTCGACAGGGTCCTTGCGCCGCCGCCGTCAGTGAGAATGAGCACCGCTGCGTTTCCTGCTCTGAGAGTCATGTAGCCTCCAAATGAAAAGGACGGCTATGCGCCGCCCCTCTTGCCTGAGTGAAGATTCGGTTACAGTCGCGCCCAAATGACCGCGAAGGTCGCCGTGAGCGGACCGGCCCAGGTGCCGGCCCAGGAAACCCGGACGTACTGCTCGACGGCCCCCGTTACCGTCTTGCGCTCCGAGGTCGCCCCCGTGACTGTCGTGAAGGTGATAAGGTCGGTCGGGGACGAGAAGTTTGCCGCCGTGTCGGTCTGCACCTTGATGATGAGGTCCGAGAGAGTGCAGGCGAAGACGTGGAGGTAGGCTTCGGCGCCGTTGGTGGTTGCGGCCGCATCGGTTGACGCCGCAGTGTTCCCGTCCTCGGTCTTCTCGCCCTTGGCCGAGAGGATGTAGCCCGCCCGGGCCGGACCGGCGAAGCGGAAGGTGCCCGATACCCGGATGAGACCGTCGACCGGGATGTCGATGGGGTAGTTCTCCGACCACGCGCCTTCACCGCCGAGGCTGTTGTCAGCCGCAGTCGAGCCCATTGAGAGAGTGCAAAGGGAATGGGTCGTCGCCGTGCGGGCTGCGTTCATCACTGTCTTGATGTCGCCGGTCCCGTCATAGAAGCCCTCGAAGTTGAAACTGTCACTGTGCAGCGCCGGGTGGCGCGCGCGGCCGGATGCCCCCATGCACGTCGCGTCGATGAGGTCCCGAGCCAGCGACGGCTCGAACTTGTTGATGTACCCCGAGAGGTCGTACTGGGCGATGTAGAGCGCCCCGTTCCTGCCAGCCTTGAGACTCATGCGTAAACCTCCAGGTCAAAGGACGTTCCGAGGTACTGGACGCTGCCCCAGCCTATCGCCGACTGCCCGGTGTTCCCGACGACGGTGATGTCAGAGGCAGCGCCCCCGAGGGTTCGGTCGCCGAGAAGAGCCGCCAGCACGGAGTAGGTGCCCGTGCGCTCGAGGTATGGCAGCAGCTTGTCAAAGGCCGCGGGTTGGTCCTGTTTCGTCACGAGCAAGAGGATGCGGAACGAATGCCGGTCAGACGCCGCGCCCATCGTCTGGATGTAGTCGGTCCCTACGTGCTGCACGAGCGCGCAAGGGAACTCGTTGACCATGTCGGGCGTCTCGTCGACCGAGTAGACTCTGAGGCCGGTGATGGTCTCCAGCCTTGTGGCGATGCCCTGTCCTATCGTTTCAACGCCCATTCCACTCCTTCAGGATGTGGTCCAGCACCTTGTCGATGATTCGGGTCAGCATCCCCGGCTCTTCCTGTTCCTTGAGGGGTGTGAAATATTGCTGTGGCGGCATGACGCCCCGGTATGCGCCGCCCTTGGTGTACCGGGCGACGGTGCCATACTCGACGATCCATGCGTGCGGGGCGACGCTGCAATGCACGCCCGCAATCGCCATCGCGTCCTTCTGGCGGGTGTTCCTCTTGGGCACCCACGCCCTGACGCCGTTGCGAAGATTCCCCGTTGGTCCCTGTGGTGTTCTTGGCAGCAGCTTCGCCGCGAACGACTGAGCTTCCGCCTCCAGAATCTTCTCTAAGGCTTCGGGCTTGAGGTAGTCCGAGAGCTTCCTGAGCTTTGCCTTCAGCTCGTCAATGCCCTCGACCTTGACCTCATACATACCTTCCCCTCACATACGCGGCGAGCATCCGCTTGGCATCGCTGGGAAGCCCTTGATAGATGGTCTGCGTGCCGATTTCCGGTGTGCCGATTTCGGTGCCGTACCCCCCCTGTGAGAGGCGGAACAGCCGACAGACCTGCATCATCGCCGCCTGGCGGATGGGGTCCGGTACCGTCGCGTAGCCCCACACGCCGACAATCTCCACGCCTTTGCGTTTCCCCGTGGCGAAGTCCGATGCAGTGCTGTCGTCGGTCAGTTTGACCAACCATTTCGGGCTCGTGTTGTAGGGATACAAGAGGAAGTCCGTACCCTCGGTCAGGGTCGTCTCCCATACCCCATCGCCGCCCGTGTCGAGCTT